GGACCAGGCGAATTGACTATCCCGCGGGACAACGTGGTCTTCAATGGCGACGCCGTCAACGTCGGTGAAATAGTCGAACGGATACGCGAACGGGAATCTAATCCTGTGGCCTGGTCGGACGGTTTTCCCGCCCTGATTATAAGGGCTTGACGCATTGGGCGGGCTGTATTTATGGTCAAAATTGTCCACGGTCAAGCTTAACAATGAAGGGGTCGCTTCGCCTAGTTCGCGGTCCTTCCCCCATTCGATATAGGTTTCCATTATGTCTTCGTGTATATCAATGTAATTCCCGTCGTCAGCCCAATCAACGCCGACGGGGTTCCACGGATTGATAACGACCCCGCCTGGGTAAGTGAAGAATGAAACCTGGTTCCCGTATGCGGTCCCGTACACGTTCGTCGCATACGCCCGAACATAATACCTAGTATCGGGGGCAAGTCCAGTAATCGGCGACGTGAAGGCCCCTGGCGCTAAAGGTATCCACAATTCAGTATGGGGGTCGGCCAGGGTCGGGTATTGCGACGTACTCCAACAATGGCCGTGTTCGGACGGCGTATCGTCGCCGAAGCTGACAATGTTCCCGTGGCCGGTTGCCGATTCGGGATTTACCGCCGAACAAGCTTGGGTTGTAACAACCGGTATATCGGCGGTCGGGCATTCCAGGACGACGTTATCGCCATAAGCGGTCCCCTGGGTATTGGTCGCGTAAGCGCGGACGTAATACGTTTCCCCAGGTGTAAGGCCAACCAAGCTTGAATCGAAGACGCCAACGCCCCTGGCCCCTTTTGTTGTTTTGAAGTCGTCGGTCGTCGGGTTCGGGTCCGTCGCCCAAACGTGCCCGTGTTCAGTAACGGCCGAATCGCCAATATCAACCAGGGTACCGTTACCGGTCGCTGTTTCGGATTGAATACTGGTACACTCTTGCGTCGTGACCGTTGGGGCCCCCGCCGCGAAGGTCGTCAATTCTACTTCCGCACCATAAACGGTCCCCTGGGTATTGGTCGCGTAAGCGCGGACATAATAAAGGGTTTCGGGGTCAAGGCCGGTTATCGCTGAAGAAAAGGGGCCCGTTGCCGCCTTCGCCCCGTTTTCGGTTTTGAAGTCGGCGATTGTCGGGTAATGGGATTCACTCCAACAATGCCCGTGTTGTGTAACCGCTGAATCGCCCAGGTCAGTTACCCAACCATTACCCGTCCCCGAATTGTGGTCAATATCGGTACATAGAAACGTCCAGACCGTCGGGCCCCCTGGCGGGACATATTCAATCGCGAACGCCACGTCATTTCCCCGACTACCAGGTGTGGTACCAGGGTCAGAATACTTTACGCCGAATCCACTACCAGGCGTCCAGGGATAGGCGCTTACATAAGGGGTATTAAATGTGGCAACCGCAATATCAGTTGCCCCGCAGAATGCCACACCCCTTCCATACCAAGCGGGCTTGGTAGCAGGGTTAGCATACTTGGCGCCGAAGCCGCTACCAGGCGTCCAGGGATAGGCGCTTACATAAGGGTCGTTTTCGTGGGCAACCGCGACGTCGGTTGCCCCGCAGAACGCCACTTCGTTTCCCCAACCAGTAGGCTTGGTAGCAGGGTCAGCGTACTTGGCGCCGAAGCCGCTACCAGGCGTCCAGGGATAAGCGCTTACATAAGGGGCTGGATTATCGGCAACCGCAATATCAGTTGAACCGCAGAACGCCACGCCCTTTGCTGTACCAGCGGGCTTGGTAGCAGGGTCGGCATATTTAACACCGAATCCGCTACCAGGCGTCCAGGGATAGGCGCTTACATAAGGGTCTGAATTATGGGTAGCCGCAATATCGGTTGAACCGCAGAACGCCACGCCCGATACAGGACCAGTAGGCAAGGTAGCGGGTTGGGAATACTTGCCACCGAACCCGCTACCAGGTGTCCAGGGATAAGCCGCTATGTAGGGGGGGGTCGTATATTCGGCGGCCGCAATATCAGTTATACCGCAGAATGCCACGCCAAAACACGTACCAGTAGGCTTGGAAGCAGGGTTAGCGTACTTGGCGCCGAAGCCGCTACCAGGCGCCCAGGGATAAGCGCTTACATAAGGGTCTGCGTAGTGGGCAACCGCGACGTCGGTTATACCGCAAAACGCGACGCCTTGTCCCCAACTAGTAGGCTTGGTAGCGGGATTAGCATACTTGACGCCGAAGCCGCTACCAGGCGTCCAGGGATAAGCAGTTACGAAGGGGTCGTCCCTATGGGCAACCGCAATATCAGGCATTCGTCACTCCTACATATTAGCTGGCCGTTGCTGTGCGGCTTCTATTCGTTGTTTTGCGGTTTCTACCCGTTCCGGTGTGGGCATTTGGACCATACTTGCTTCTATAATGCTGTCAATCTCGGCCAAACGTTCGATACTTTCGGCCTGAAGTTCCTTTACTCGGTCATGCCATTTGCCCTTCCCGTCACCTTTTGACAGTATATCCTTATACCGGTTCAGATTGAGTTCAAGGCAAAACTTATCCTTTTCCTGTGACAGCATGAAGGAAACGATAATATCGTCCTGTTCTTCCTGGCTTAATACTTGATACTTTGGCATAGTAAACCCCCTTATTAAATTTTATAGTCTTCAGTCGCCATTACCGGCCAATCCTTGCTTCACGCCGGTTCGTTTCGTTGATTACGCTGGCGAACCTTCGCATTTGCGCGTCGTTTTCCATGATAAGCGGTCCCCCCTTGATTTCAACCGTTCGGGTTCCGCCCCCGAAGCCGCCGGTCATTGCGTAGATACCGGCGGTCGCCGCCCCCGCGATTGCCAGGCCGATTCCTAGTTGGGCCCAACCAACCGGACCCGAAAGGGCTTTGACAATGGCCTGGGTAACGGCCAGGGCCCGCAATGAAGTAATCAGGGACCGAATATGGGGTAACATTGAAATAATCGCGGATACGGTTGTCATCATTGCCCCGCCGGTCATTAACCAGGTCGCGGCCATTTTTGCCGTCGGGCTTTCAAGCTGATTTACCAGGGCCCCAACCGCGGTCAACGCACCCCCGACCGCTGTCAGCGTCATTTGGAAGTCCAGGGACGCCATAGTCGCTTGTTCGGTCGTCACCGCAAAATTATTCATTGGTGCTGAAGCTTCGTCCCTCATTCGAAGGACCATTACAGTTGATACTTCGTCGGCCATGTTTCCCCCTTATGGTTGCCATTCGCCGCCGAATTGGGCGACGTTTTTTATGCCCCGATAAATGATTATTTCTTCCAGTAACCGTTCGGGCAATTCGCCCAGGGCGTCCGGCGGTAAACCTGTTTCCGTCACCAACATTGCTTCCCTTAATTGCGACGGTACGCGAAACTTCTTCGGAACTTTGAAGGCCAGGAAAAGCCCTTCGCCTAACTCGCGCCGCCGCTTTTTGCTAAAGGGAAGCTATCCCGATATAGTTCGTTGACCTTCGTCTTCAAAGCTGTGAACACGGCTTCGGATTGTTCGGCCAGGATTTCGGCCGTCACTTCCCCGAATGACCAGGAAGCAACCTGGTTCAGAATGATGATTTCATTGACCTTCGTCCAATCAATCCGGCCCAGGTCAACGGTAACTTCCACCTTTTCGACGGCGACCTTTGTCTTAACGGACCCTTCGCCGTCTTCCCCCTGGGACACTCTCAATTTACCGGCCCCTTCCGGATATGTCAGATATGGGCGGGTCACTTCTTCGACGGCCCGCTGTGTCTTGTGCTTCATTTCGGCGTACATTTCCGCCGTGTTTCCGTCGGGCAAGTCAACCTTGACAGTTTCCATTTCGTCTTCCCCCTTTATTCGATTTTACACTATGGGAAAGGTTCCCCTGGATACCTGACCATTGACCTGAAGTTCAGCGGCCGCCATGACCAGGTTCCCGACCCTGGACGTAATCTTGAAGTTCCGGACCCAACAAGTCCCGTAATACCTAATATCGGTTGCCGTTTGTCCTTCCGGACCATAATGGAAGTTCACCGCGGCCGTGTGCTGGCGAAGCGGCCCCAGGACCGTATCCGGCCCGACGTCGCTATCCTTCGACCACATAAGTTCAAGGTTGAATATCACGTTTTCAAGGGACGGGTGCCACTTCCGGCCGCCCGCGCCAAGCGCGGTCGCGTCCGACAATTCCCTGGGTCCAGGAAGGCCGTCAATCGAAACAATGTACGGGGACAAGTCCCGTTTAGTATCAGGTGTCGTGTCGTCAATAATGAATACGCTTTCCTGGGAATCAACAAATACCTGTGTCATTTCCAATTACCCCCTTTTTATAACCTGGGCGGAACCCCCATTATAAGGGCCCTTCCCCGCTGATATGGGCGAATATCCGCCTTCCCATATCATTGACTATCCTTTGAATTTGCGGCCTCAATCGGTTAAATACCGGCTTGTGGTACGGGTTCGCTTCCGCGGGCCCGACCGACTTCCGGAAGAACTCCACGTCCCCAATGAAGAAGTGAAGGGCCTTCACGTTTCGCGCGAAAACAGGCCCGCGTCCTTCGCGGACAATGAAGCCGTAAAATACGCCCAGGGCGGAACGGGCCGCCTGGCGGACTTCAAGGGCCTGGTTCATTGGTCCGCCGATTATCTGGAAAACGGTTGTCCTGGCAAGCTTGCCACTTACCTTCGGGGTCGCGTCCGCCAATGGACCGGTCCCCGCCGCCGGTACGATAAGCCGCCCCAACTTGCGGAAGCCTTCGTTTATCGAAATCCGCGTCACGGTATCCCCCGCTTCGCGGACCCGCTGGCCCAGGTTGTCCAGTTCTTCATAATCGAATTCAATGTCCGTGGGCATTACTCCAACCTTCCAGGGTCAACGATTTCCCGAACTTCAAGGAAGTGTCTTCGGCCCCGATAACCGCCCTTCTTTTCCTGGATAAGGTCAGGCGTATTCGCCAGCATGACGTCGGTCCGCTGGACCCCCGCGACCGCATTCAGCTTCGGGTACTTCGCCAGGGTATCAATGACCTTCTGTGTTTCGGTCCCGACCCTGGTATCCAGTTCGGTCAGGTCCCCGCGCCAGGGGACCATGACGTCCACGTTATAGGTCCAGATACGCCTTTCAATCTTCAAGGTGATTTGTTCCTTGCGGTGTGAATTATAAGAAACGACGACGACGCGGGCCTTGCCTTTCCCCATTGGCCGTCGGTCGTAAAGCTTCGTATTATCGGAATCGAAGTCGGCGTGTTTGGTAATCGTGGTTATGATTCCCGCTTCGATTGTCGCCTGGGTCATTTTATCCCCTTCCTTTCGCCTTTTGTATTATATTCACGTTCAACGTTTACCAGGGTCGCCAGCTCGTTAGTGTCCAATTTATCGTCATTCGTCAACCAGGGACCGGCGGCCAGGGTACGCGTCCATGCCCCGCTTGAATATCGGAAGCTTTTCTTCGCCTTCTTCGGTTTCCTGGGAACCGGCGAATACCTTTTCCAATCGTCCAGTCCGGCGACCGGCCCGAAGGCGGTTTTCCCTGATTGCCTTCAATGCCGACTTCAACTTCGTCGAATACATATTTATTC